CAAATGCATGTTCCCAATCAGAAACATTAACACCTGACTTAATTAAATAACTAAACTTTTGATACCTATGGCTATCATGTAGTTTAATATTATCTGATAAGAAACCTTTGTTATCTAAATATTGTCCACCTTTAGGTAAAGCAGAATTAATATCCCATGCACCAGATGATGGTATTAATGTATAGTCATATGGAAATTCTACTTCAGCTGTATCATTAAATAATAATCTAAAAAAGATTTCAATAGATTCTCTAGATCCTCTAAGTTTATAAAAGTCTATAATTTGTTTATAAAGATTTCTTTTGTTAACATTTATAGACCTTGGAACTGTAGCTGCTATTTCTTTTTGCATTAGTTCCAAATAATTTAAACCATTGTTATCAATATCCATTGCTTCTTCAATAGTATTCATAACATAAGATGGTCCTGGTCCTACCCAGTTAGTAACTGGAGTTACTAATGTAGCTATCTGACCTTCATACTTTGGAGTTTCAGCTATACTATTGCCTTCAGCATCTTGAGTAGTTGTATCAGAAAGTGATATACCATTTACTGGTAGATTTTTTATAGTTAATGTTTTACCTGTTTGGTTTGTTGTACCTGCTAATGAACCTGGTAATTCGTTACCATTAGTAATCTCTACATTAGCTACAGATAATGGAATTGTATCTATTTGATTAGTAACACTATTTAAAACGGTTAGTACACTATCAGTACCTGTAGGATCATTAAAGAATTTGTTATTCTCATTCTTAGGGTCTGCTACTCTAACTCTAATAGAACCCTCAGTAACTCTGTCTGAAAATGTTTCATTCTCTGTGAATATGAATTCGTCCATATTCATAAATGTATAATAAGCTTCTAAGAATTTCTTTAGCTTCTCATTATCATTAACAATATTCTCTGGTAGTAATTGGTCTAAACGAATATCTTCTTTAGTACCTTGAAGCGTAGAAGTATTATTTTCTAAAATGCCTGGAGAATATGTCTTTTTATATGGCATTATTTAATTCTCGATGTTGTTGTATAATCAATAGAACCTGAAGAACCACCGACTGCAATTGTATCAACCTGTGGAGTAATTATAACCTTATCGTTTACTATAGATAACAATTGATTTCTCTTTGGTGCTATATCTAAACTATTAGGCACTACTGTAATTGTAATTCCTGTAGCATCATCAGGTGTAAAAGTATTTAAAAGAACTGTTCCTTTCTCTGGATCTAATTCACCAGCGTTTGGTACTACAGTAATATTATTACCATCAACTATTTTATAAACTATTACTTGACGTTTAGTATTTCCTGATATTGGAATATCACCAAAGAAGTGATCAATGCCACCAACTTTGAATGCAGTTGATGTTAAAATAAACTTTGATGATTGACCTGATAAAAAGAACGGCGCAGCAAAGGTTAATAGTTTTGAATTAATTGCATTTGCTGTTGGTATAAATGTCTGATGCATTCTTGGACGTAATGTTGAGTTAATAATTGATTGGTCAGCATTATCGATTGCCTTTGTTAATTGTGAGTATCTAAATACTCCATCAAATTTATTTAAGTTATCAAAATTATAATCTGTAATAGTATCTCTCACAACAGATTGTAAATCAACTGACGTTCTATCTGTAAGGTTTGGATTGTATTTAAAGAATACGTCTAATTCTAAATTAGTAAACTCTGGATCCACAATCTCTGGAACAATTGAAACAATATTTTTACCTTTTAATATCGTATCTGTAATTGTTGATTTCTCAGAAGCAGTTAGCGATGAAGCCAATAGTGGTTTAATAGATACATATACTTTACCATAATCTGGGGGATCATTATCTTCACCACCCCAAGTAGATATACTATCTACATTAGCAAAGTTCTTTTTAATAATAGATGCATAGTCCTCTGAAGTAACTGCTCTGTTCTGAGTAATAAATGTTAGCGGAGCGTTGAATCGAATACTCTCTGTTGTTTCTTTTTCAACTCCACCTACTGAAGCACTGACTGTTACTGGAGCATCTGCAGTAAACCCTGCAATAGAGTCAACCATTGAGAATGTTGTTGCACCATTACTCTCTGCACCACTTGTGATAACATAATCAATTGTAACAACTTCGTTATTAGTTGGCTTACGTCCCGTTACACCATCACCAAAGTATATCTCATAGAACCCTGATGGATTCTCTTGTAAATAAAATACCTTTGACCCTGAATCAACTTTATCTAAAGATTCAAATTGAGTATAGATGTCAAAGCTATTACTGTTCTCATTACTTTGTACTCTGACTCTTAATGTAGATGTATCTGCATTCACATCGGATAATTGAAACTTCTGATTCTCAATATCGTTATCTACTCTGTACTTGAGTTCTCTTAACTCACCTTCAACTAAAGTAACATTATTAAAGATATACTTTTCACCTGTATCATTCTCTGTATTATTACTCAATACAATATATTTGTATTCTTCACCATCAGGTAATACTGTTCTTAACTTAGTACCACGAGCTAATGCTAATGGATTATCAAAGTTATGACCATCACCTGCACTGCCTGTTAGGTCTACTGTTATATTAACAATAGCACGAGGCGATAAATCTGAACGAGGTATATACCCTAATAACTTCGCACGGGTAACAACATTACCTCTTATCTGAGCTGAATCCAAAAAGGATTCGTTTAAACTGTAATGAGCATTCAGCGCATTATAATGAGTATTATATGCGAGAACGTCCAAGAGTATATTTAAACCACTACCTTCAAAGTCATAACTACTAAATTCGTTTTGACGTTTGAGGAAGTTCTTTAAATTATTTTTAATATCATCGAAATCTAATTCTGTTACTTTTAAATTGGTTGCCATAATTCTACCTTAATCTTCTTAGTACTATATCAATGCTTTCTTCTATATCATTCTCTTTGATACGAAAGTTGACTACTACCTTGTATGCATTGTCGTCTCTTTTGTCTATTATCTCTATTCCTAATATATCTACCCGAGGCTCAAATCTTTTAATCACTCGCTTTATATTATCTCTCATTGAGATTTTAGTAAAGTGATCAGCAGGCTCAAACAACAACGAACGAAGGTTAGCACCTTTCGTTACTGCAAACGGCCTCTCGTAAAAATTAGACACGAGCAAATTTTTCAGAGCATTACCTATCGCTACATCATCGCGTAATGGAACAATATCTTTACGTATTGGATGTATGGTTAAAGATAAATCTAAATCAGTCCATTGCTTCTTTCGCGAATCAACTCTTGATTTTCTATAATTATCGTTTACTTGTTTATCTGATAGGTTTGCCATATAGTTATTTATAATGTTTGTACTAGAGTTTTAATCTAATATGAGAATAGTATCTCCTTCGTTTGTTCCAGCGGATATGGTAATTGTATTATTACTGTAAAGCACTTCAGAACCTGCAATTGCTCCAGGGATTTTTTTTGTACCATTTATAAATACAAAGCTTGGTATATTATTTAAACCGCTATTGCCATGGATATCCGCTCCAGTAAATTCTGTTTGCCCCTGTGTTGCGATATACTTTAACGAACCACTACGATCCACTGTTATATTCGATATGGTTGGTAAAGACGCAACGGACGAATTAGTCAACGGCGAAATTTCTAATACAGTTTCCAGCGTAATTGTTTTTGGCATACCGATGAGTTCCAGAAAGTCGCAGAAGTCGAATGTAATAAACTCTAATATCTTACCGAGGCCAATCGCATCCAGAAACTTCGCGATTTTTTCCATATACTGTTTATAGAGAAACGTTGGATACTCTTGTAGAAAGTCCTGTAGCTTATCTAATATACGATTCATATCGCGTTCTGCAATATCGATTTGTGTCTCGATCTCACCGCCTAAGGCATCTAATAGCGAGAAAGGGCCTATGGATATACTCTTTAAGGCATCGAGTTTTTCTTCTATACTCTTTTTCTCATCTTCTAATATTGCCATGACCAGCGATGTTGGATCCGTAAAGTCGAAACCAGCAAACGCAGGAAGGCCTAGAGCTTCCCATATCTTTTCGAATTTTTCTATTACCTTACCAATACCTTCTTGTATTAATCCTAATATACCACCATTGAGTTGACTCATTATATACGAGAAGGCTACATCACATTGTAATTCCTTTGAGTCTAATCCATATCGACCATCAAACGTTTTATATTGTTCTGGTACCAAAGCGTATATGGTATCAATATTTTCGCAGGTAATTTTTTTTATCTCATTTAGATACGAAGGATCGCTCCATATTTTTAATAGGTCTATCTTTATACCACCGATTACTTCTATCTCTAGAGTCAGGGGAACGATTTTATCAATGAGTTCTAATATACGAACACCAACATAGTTATGGTATTCTTTTACCATTGCATCTATTCGCTTCTCCCATTCAATCTCTGGTATATCTAATTCGTTATATAATGGACGAGGAACACTGATAGGAAAGTTACCAAGAAGTTTATCGATATCATCTAGTGCATCTTGTACTTCTTTATGGGGAGAGTTAACAAGTTGTATAAAGATGTTCTTTAATTCTGCCGTGGTTGGAAGAATGACAGATGAGCACGGTATATTAATAGTGGCCATAGATATCAAGAGCTTGAACTAATATTTAAACGCATATTATTAAAAGCCATATTCCTTAGATCCATTGAGAGATATACTTCTTCCGGGTACAGATTTTATTACTATATCGCCATCAGGAGTCATCGTGATAGAAGACCCTGAGGGATGTTCTACCCTAATAGATTCTTTACCATCTTCGTTATTAATAGAGAGTGTCTGTCCTCCCTCTGTAGTGTATATCTTATTGTTTATATCGGCACCAGCTGGTATATCCTGTACACCTTTTGTTTGAGTCGCTATAGACCCCATCACAACTGCATCCTGACAAGCAGGGGCGTCTCTAAAGAAGCCAACCACATAACTACCAATTACTAACTGATGGTTACCACCTATGCCCTGGAAGGATGCGAGAGTGTTTGGCATCATTACTGTAGACCATGGTAGATATTCGTTTGATACTGTTTTGTTATAGTATGAGAATGGTAGCACCTTGACCCTATTGAGTCCCTCTGGATCATTTATATCTCGCACTTCCCCTATAAACCAACTAAACTCTTGTCCCTTCATTCTTGCGCCCTCTCTATTATAACACGCTTTTTATCTGTATCGAGTAGAAAACTATCCTTTTTAATTGTCATTTCGGTCTGATAATCGCTCTCAAAGTTATGTGTTATATCTGTTATTATATATTTACCAGTGAAATAACCATCTAATAACTCAACATTATCGTTCTGTCCTGTCGGTGGAACAAGTAATAATAACGTATTACCAACAGTAACATCAAGGTTTCCATAGGTAACTATCCTTGCTTTATGAGTATTTAGATCATGTTTATATGAGTCTTTCTTATAGTTTTGATCTTTTCCATTATTAATATTGTCCTTAGTACCAAAGGCTTTACTATTAACTGTATGGTAATATCGCTTTGATTGTGGTTGGTCTTTGAAATCGAATACTACCTTATTCTTAGATAGAGTAGGGTGTTGATTCAAAAGGACTTTATCTATCGCCCTGTGGTCCTTTATCTTATAGTCTTTAATAGATATATCTAGGGTAGATGTTTGAGAGGAATAGACACCATTAGAGGAGGCCGATAGTTTACTTACATCGAGATTAGAAGAAAACGTTAATACTTTCTTCTTTTGTTCTTTGAGGTTTTCTGTTGTACCCTCTTCGTTTTGATAGAATGGCGATGTAGTATATTCCCCTATTGGCTTTTGTTTAGCTAACTTGTTATGTGAATGTAAGTGTTTAATACCCTTGAGATCCTCATAGAAATATAGATATTCGTCTGACCCTCGCATCTGAAAACGTATAGCCTCTATTGGTTTAAGGGATGGATATACACCTTTAACACTGGTAAATCCACTATCGATATCTAATAGATTAGGAGATATACCTAGATTACTAGTGCATATGTTCTTTATATTATTACCTATATCATTGTCAAACCCCATGTCCATTATATTGAATTGGTTGCTGTATACATGTTTGGACACACAGATGAAGGAG